ATCTGATTAACATTTTACCTTCTGAGTGAACCTCTGTTTTATCAGCCATAGCCTTTGCTATAGGATTAAAATCAGTTATCAATGCCAAAGGCACTGCTGGATCTTTACAAACTGCAACCTCATAATGTTCGAGATCTCTCAGTTGATATGCAATACTACCGTCTTTCATTCTGAATGGCGTTCTATTGCTCTTTGTAGCCCCACCGAATGACAGACCTTTGTATTCTCCAGATTTTATTCTACTCCAGATTTCATTGTCTAACTCATAATTACTATGAATCTTTCCAATGATTTTTATGGCTGGATATTCTTGTCCATCAACTGCTTTGTAGATGGTTTTTTGGTAATTGATACCTTTACCAATAACTCGGTTACTGTGAGTATCCGTGATTGGTGCACCCCTGTCCATCCAAATTGGCAGTACCTTGATGAGCTCGTCAACTATTGTAACCTCACCCTGTTTATCTTTTACCTCAACGGTTAGATAACCCTCGAAGAATCTTTCATTACCTGATATAGGTTGTAAAGACTTCGTTACCAGAGTGTTGAAAAACAGCTCGTTAGCCATGTATATAAATCTATCTAACGTGTATTTAAAGATTAGTAGTAATAAAAAAGGAAGTGTAGTTTGGATTATTTATCCAAAACTGCGTGTGCCTTATCAATTCCATAACCCAATAGGGCGTTGGAAACGAATAGACCCACTAAACCAACATTATCTGTTACGCTTTGCAGACCTACAATGTTAACCATGCCGAAGGCAAAGAACACTGAAGATATGAGTGCAGATGCTAGTTTTCTTGGAGAATAACTTTCACCATTCGAGGATTTATAACCTTGAATGGTACTGGCTATTGCACCAATACTTGCTGCCACGAGGGCAACAATCGCTAATGTTTCGCTTGACATTGTAATTTAACCGTATAACCCTTCCTTATTTAATCTTTACTGAGCAGTTCACGCACAAGTTCATCTAATTCGGTTGCACTGTTAGGATGATCACGTTTTACTTGATTATCTATGGTTTTTGCTAAAACAATAATGGTTTTTTGTAGCATTTCTACTTTTTTACATAGATCGTCATGAACTTTTTGCATTTTTCGTATATATGCTACACAACCAGCACCTATTGCAACCACTACAGGTGGTAGTATTCTTGCTACAAGTTCTTCGATAAAAACAGCATCTACCATAACGTTAATATAATATCCTTACTTAAAAATTATCGCCTTGGCGACTTCTTTCTATATATACCAAACATTTAAAGAATATAGTAAGATTAATAAGGATTATATTTATGATCCACTTCACCATACAAAACTAATAGATATTTACATAGTTCCAAAACTTAAAGTCATTTTAGTAACACAGACAAATGAAGATAAAGAACGAATCAATATGAATAAAACAATAGTTCATGCTAGAAACGGTACTTTACCAGAAGAATTAAAAGAATTAACTAAATTAATACAACATAATGATACAGTATTCGATGTTAAAAAAGGTAAATTATTATTTAGACCTAGATTTCTTAGAAGTCCACTTTATGAAACTAAAGTAGACAGATTCTACGGTGATCTGAAGAAAGGAAAGTATAAAATAAACTATAATCATAGATTTTATGATTTTATTAGAGATAGAGTTAATCTCGTGCTCTCTGAGCCCAACCCTGCTTGAATTTTTCCTGAAAGTCTTTACCATATTTCTTTCTTAAATGCTTCCAGAATGGATCATTACCCATCATACCACCACTAGTGTTGTATTTTTTAGTTACATCTGCGATTTTTCTATGACATGACATACAAAATCTAGCATTTATTTCTTCAAGTGCGAATTTATGTAGACCACAAAACAGACAAAGACCATAATGTTTGTAAGAAACCGTGGTTAACAATGCCTCTCTACCTCTTTTACCAGCACAGTCACCACATATAGTAGCGATTGTAGCCGCGGCAACATCTTTTTTCAAACAATTCAGACAAACTGCTTCTTTATAGTGATTAACTCTTGTAAATTCGTTCTTTTGATGACGATCCCATAGTTTTTTTCCTATATCGTCACCACCAGTATTAACATTTAACTTGGTTGCCATTACTCTTCTTCGTCATCTTCCCATTTTTTCACTACATCAAACTCATTTCTAACAAGTTCTCTAGCATCTCTAACTGTCATACCAGCGAATTTTCTCAACTCCTCTATGGTTTTACCCTTAGTCCAATTAAAATCTATCGCAGTTTGTAGTGTTTTTTTGACAACCTCAAAGTTTGTTGGTGTAATTCCATCAGGAAAACTCTTTTTTGACATACTTGTGCCACTACCACTAGCAGGGAATCCACCAGCCACGCCACCAATATCAGATGGTCTACCTAATTTAGGTTCACCTTGCATGTTTTGTCTACCTTCTTTAGGTGAAGCAGTTCCTCTACCCCTACCTAAACGAGCTTCTGCATCGGCTCTCATCATTTCTTCTGTAGACATGGCTGTATTTTTACTCACTTTAAATTCACCAGTATGTGTTCTTGTAATTTCAAAGCCCATTTGTTGTAGTATTGCCATATTTTGTATTTCAACACCCTGAGTTTGCAAATCTCTCAATTTATCGTTCTCTTCTCCAGCTTTTAATTGTAAAACCCAATCATCAATGTTCAAAGTCTCTGCAACTTTGTCGAAAAATGCCTTTGTAAGTATATCCTGACCCCACTTTACTGCCCTATTGGTAATAGTAACTTGTAATCCCTCTTGTGACCAACCACCTACCATCTCACCATAATACAATGGTAAAACACCATAAATAGCACCAATCATCTGTCTTAATTCTTTTCTAACTTCAATAAATTCTAATTCTCTCAATGAACCAGTAAAGTCTAACCATTGAGCCATGTTTTTGCCACCTTTATCAGATTCTACCATAAGTGGGTGAATCATGTAGGGGTCTTCAGCGGCTCGTTGTTCTAATTCGTTCCAAGACTTTCTAAATGTCTCATAGTTTCTACTTGCAATAACTAGCATACCTCTTGGTGGTCTCATTTTATCGAAATACTTTCTAACGTATTCATCCATATGAGATAAAGTCATAGCCTTAGACCATATAGCATAAATTGGAGAAAATCCATAAACTAGAGATGGTTTGTATTTACCAGCCTTCCAAATTACTTCACCTTCACCATAAATAACGCTTTTTGGCTGTGGTGTACCGATAGAATAGACAGAATTAACTTCAATAATAGCCTTTAGAGCCTCTACTGGTTGAGAATGAATTCCATCAGTGGTAACTTCACATAATGGTTTGTTTAATCTCTTTCTACGATGTTCAAAATGAGGACATACGAATATTGGCTCATGTTTATCATTATATCCTAGTCTACCATCACTATCACATATTACTGCTACTTGTGGTGGGTCTAGTCTAAGCAATTCTTTGATTTCCGTACCATTTGGATTGATCTTACCAGTTGCATCACTAATACTATAACTCTTTAATAACAATAGATATGCGTTATCAGCTATTTCCAAGTCTCTTTCTAATTGTCTAGATAAATCCTCTAATGTCTGACCGTTACCGTTTACAGATTTTTTCATTAGGTTCTCTAATTTCAATCTGTGTTCTGGAACTGGTCTTCTTAATTTATCACTACCACAAGTATCACACTGCATAGCAGATTGATCAATATTAGCCTTTGATTTTGGTATTGCATTACCAGCATTATCCTGATTTTGCTCAAATGGTTGATCATCTGGTCTTTCACTTACAAGTGGTGCATATTGGAATTCTTTACCACAATTCTCACACTTGTACTTCCAACGTTCTACTACTTCAAAACCGTTTTTGAACATTTCACGATTCAAAGTCTCAATAGGTATTCTCAATGCATCAATGTTATCGGCTAACTCATAAAGCATCATTAGGGGGAAGGGGAAAATAGGTAGTTTAGCACCACTATCTGTAGACATATAGGGCGTGGTTATACTAGGTCGTATAGTACCTTCGGTCTGAGATTTATTAATGTTTATAAGAGATTTGGCTACATTACTAAAATAATCTCTAACACCCATATATAATTCAACGTATGGTGATTAATAAACTTTGTTAAAAAAGTGTTAAAATCTTGTTACCTATGTATAGGGCAAGATGGGTGTCTAGAGCCATCACAGTAGCACTCTTCTTTTTTAGCTTTATGAATCTCACAAGAGCCTGAAGAACAAGTACATTTTGGTTTGCTCTTTACCTGAAATTCCTTCTTAGGGAATTCGTCTTCAAATGACATATAATCAAGAATATATTTAAAGCATATAAAGATTTGGTAATTGCCTAGTAGTGTGAGTTTGCATACCCTGAGAATTGGGTGGAGTGGAGTAACTAACCACCTAGGCACGATTTATATAGAAGTAGCACTATTGTATAATGATGAATTGTTGCAAAGACGTTTGTTTACGAACAAAAATCAAGTCAAAAGGCTACGCAAAAGACATTAAAAGATGTACTATTTGCGAGGTCTTCTTCAGAACAGAAGGTAACAGATGCCCATGTTGTAATGCAAAACTCAGAATAAACAGTCGCTGGTATAGAAAAGTGGCTCATTATTACTGAATGTATTTAAATGGGTTTAAATACTATTTTTTATGGTCGAATTAGAAGCAGAGGACTATCTAAACATACTTAGATGGTTTGAATCTAGGTTTTCCAATACACTCCCAGAAAACATACCTATTAAACACAAAAGAACGTTTTGGAAACTTACGTTTCTAGCCGAAGATAAAACAAAACAAGATAAACTGGAAAACGGACACTAAACGTTAATATTACCCCACGTATATTGTATATTGACTGTCAGGGATTACCTCTTGTGTCATAAAGGTAGCCCTCTTAAGTCGTTTTTTGCGAAGCAAAATTTTTCTTGGTAACATTTATATGTCAAATATAACCATACCAACATATGGTCGATTCGTGGGGTGCGAGGCATTTTGGCGGCTACGCTGGCGTTAAACATACTGCAAAACACATCGTAGCACAAGTTCCGAATATGAGCAAGTATAATACGTGGGTTGAGCCTTTTAGTGGACTTGGAAGAACTGCTGAATATGTTAGGCAAAACCTGACACTGATATTGAATGACAAATCCGAGTATGCGAATAATTACTGTAAAGAGCATTTTCCAAATGCCATAGTTGAAAATATGGACTTTATGGAAACTATAAACAAGTATGATAGTCCTACGACATTCTTTTTGATTGATCCACCTTGGCGTTATCATGCTTATTCTTTGAATAATTTGGCTTTTTGTGATAGAAAGGTTGTTGTTTATTATAGGGAATTATTGGAAAGAATCAAGACCCTACAGGGTGACTGGTTTCTACTTTCTGATGCCGCTGAGAGAGAGAATTATCACACTCTGACTAAAAGTGGATGGGGTACTAGGGTTGTAATGAGTGAAAAGAAGGTATTGTTTGGGTTATATGCCAAGACTTTGATTTGTTCTAATCTGTTCTAAACAAATATATAGGTGTATAGGTATAATAATACCATGGTTAAGACATGGCAAGTTGGAGTAATTACATTCCTGATTTGCAGTTTAATTTTTTCGCCAATCGGCATAATTATAGCGATAGTTATGTATAAGCGTTCTCAACGCCCGCAAAAACCCGATGCAGAAAAACTGCGAAAGGAATATAAAGTACTATGGGATAATATGGTGTGATGAGTATCTTTTCAAAAAGAAATCTTGAAAACACTATTTGCATGGCTTGTGGTTTGCCTTTTATAAAACACACCAAAGATCGTGCTACGAAATTTTCCGCCAAGGCATTGATGAAATGTATGATGAGAGTACAGGCTTCGTATGCTCTGGATATGGATAAATTAAAAATGGAGAAAAAAAATGAGAGTGGGTGATCCAGATTATGAGATTATGGCTCTCATGTTTGTTTATTGTCCCTGCCGCAAGTGTACTGAGAAATATGATCGTATTCTTTTACCTATTGAGGAACTATGGGAATCTAACAGGTATTTGAAAACTGTGAGGGATAATCCTGATCATTTTCTAGCCGATTTGAAATAATGATCAGGCTCTGCCTGATATTTGTATCGGATTTGTATCCGTAAAACCCCCATTTTTTGACTTTTTTCTATGTCTACTTGGAACGCCAATCTTACGTTCTAAACGCTGTGGAAATGTTCTATTTATATGTTATGATATTTACTAGTAGTATAAAAAGGGGGGATAGGATTTAGGTATTATATACCGTTTTAAATCCTAATGTAGAGTGAGGTCACGGCTTGTTTCGAGCCTAAGTGTTTATTCAAGACAGAAGCCTTGATACACTTTTGGTCGTGACCGCTCTTAGATACTTCAGTTTCTATGAAGTGAAGCACTTCAATGAGAGCATTCGCAAAGTTCTCGAATGCTTCATCTCGTGCACTTTCATAGTCGAGTGCAGAAGTCATAATATATCAAATACAGTAATAGTATATAACATCATCGGTTTGATTAGGATATGATAGATTATTGCAAAGTCCTCACACCAGACCCGCCTTGAATAAGGGTTATTAAAGGTTATACTCATGCCTGTGATAATCAAACCTATGAGGTTATATAGTATGATAACACTAGGTATAACATGACTTCCACAAGAAGCGATATAGTATTTGATAACACAACATCAAAGGCTATCTCGGCACTAACTGAGATTCAAAACTATCTCGAATACGAGTTAGATTTGATTCAGGCATCACTAGAAGGATTGAATTCCTTTAACATTGATACTGAATCCGTCTTGGATAAAGTATCAACATTAGTGCATGACTTAAGCGATTTGAATGGTCGTCAAAACACTGAGTTTACTCATGCTTTGGCAGTCGCTTTCAAGAATGTCTTGCACTTGGAAAACTTCTGGGAAGATGAATCGAATTGGGAAGGTCTGTCTGCTAAGCAATATCTTGGCAGTCAAGACCTTTATTCCTAAACTCTTTTTTTTATTATACTAACCATAACCTTTATATACCCTTAGTTGTACGCGAACGATTAGGCATATGGATAATCAAACCGATAGTGTTAAATAGTATTATGGGTATTAGTAATTAGTCAAGTAGTTCTGCTACTTGATTAGGGTAAAGTGGGTTTCTGATATTTCCCACTGTTTTCAGGCTTTAGAGAGTTGAAGCACCCGATAACTCTCAACTTAAAGTAATGGGGCTCTAGGTGGGTGGAATGACACCAAGGGCGGGCACACGAAAGAGGCAAGGAATGATTTCTGACAGAAAAGGGCTTCTTATCAGTGTGATAAGAACTGTTGTATGGTATGCAACAGAGCCCGCTACAAAGATAAGAGCTACAGCCAAAAGGCACAAGAACGAGGCGTTTACAGCGTAGGCTATGGCTTACGGAAGTATAGGCACGCCTACCATTACTTTTTTACTATTCGCCCTAACCTTTATATACCGTTATTATTGACATATTCCAACAACAACCTTTATATACCCTTATTCCAGACCAGAACCTTTATATACCCTCAGTTTGAACATAACCTTTATATACCGTCACTTTAGAGTTGTACACGCGATTCGTGGTGGGGTGGCGATACCTTTATATACCGTTAAAAAAAAATAAAAACCTTTATATACCCTTGTATGAGCCATAACCTTTATATACCCTTGCTATGCCCATGTAGGCTATATATAGGTTTCGGTCTGTTGTATAAAAAAAATACGATAGAAACCTTAATATACCGTTGGCGGTGCTGTATGGTATCGTATTCTAGGAATCAATCTATTCCATTATATGACAATATTATTGTGAGTATTATAGTGAGTATAGTTATTGGTGTGTATTATAGTGGTTATAGTGATTATGTATGATACTGACTACGGGTTAGCGGGTGCGAAACCTTTATAAGCCCTTGTTTTTGCCGAAATCAAACCGAAGGCTTTAATAACTGCGACCGCGCAAAAACGCCATGCCCCAAAGCATAACCGACCAAACAGCAAACACAGATACCATTGTTTTGAATGAGGGTGAACGTATCCTTAATGGTGTCAATGGTTTGCAAGATGTATATTATAGGTCTCCAGACCTGTATCTAACAATGGAACGAACCGAAGAAGGTTTACTTCTATTCCTTAGAAGTGAATTCCTTGCTAGATATATATTGGAACATGGAACAAATCCAACATTCTATGGTAATAGATACCAACTCACTAGAAATAGTGTAGGTATGAGTGAAGATAATGGGTTTGTTAGATATATCCCAGCTCGTATATATAACAATAGAGTTCGTGGATATATAACTATACCATTCCACAATGTCTTATTTGATATGAGTGATGGTATGGTAATAAACCAACAAGAAAGAGAAAGAAATGCTAGAAATTTCTCTAGGGGTATACAAGTATTGTATACTCAACCAATACCTGAGACCTCTTTCAGAACAATTCGTCTTGATATTCTGAGAGGATATGAGGAATTTATTAGAGACATACAACGTGAATACATGTCTACTCATAGTGGATATAACTATCCATTAGTTAATCTCTCTATGAAATCAATACCACGAAAAAAGAATGGCACATTTATAAAAGATGGTGTCATCTACAAAAAGATAACAGCTGTTAATACAGTAGCAGTTGAGTTCGAGGGATTCTGGTTTGATGGACATGTCCCAGATGGTGTGTATAGTGATTGTAGTGTATCAAATGCACTACGACCTAGATGCCAATGTGAAGATAGAGATGCATGTCCCTCATGTAATGGTATAATAGGTGAAGCAACTAGTGGCATATGCACACCTGATACCATAGATGAATGGATGGGATTGAATCACCCAGATAAAGTTGATTCATCATGTGGTATGCATGTACATGTAGGATTCAACAATGACCTGTTAGCATACAGTAAACTCATGACACCTACATTCCATAGATACTTCCTCAAACGATTCAATGATTGGGGTAAGCGTATGAATATCAATGAGGGCTCTAGGTTCTGGGTAAGAATTCAGGGACAGAATAGATTTGCTATGGATAAATTCCGTGCAACAAAACAATACCTCATGACACATAAAAGTGCAGAGAGATATACATTCCTCAACTTCTGTTGGGGTCTGCATGGAACATTAGAGAATCGTATGCTACCTATGTTCAATGAGTCACGAATAGCTGTGAGTGCAGTACATGAGTTCATAGATATAGTGAATTCATATCTAGCCGAGAACATAGATGAAGCATACTCTTACGAGGTGGTAGCGTAAACATGTGCGTTATCATTCTCTGTGAGAGAGAGTTTCCTAGTGTAGATACCTTGAAGAGTGCCGAAGCTATGAATGGTCATGGTGGTGGTATTGCTTGGGTAGATAAAACAGGCAAGGTTATGTATCGTAAAGCTCTAGGGGCTGATGAGATACAACATATAATAGAAACAGAAGCACAACTACCAGCCATAGTTCACTTCCGTATCGCTAGTATTGGTCATGTGAGTGATGAGTTATGTCACCCATTCCCAATCACAGATGATAGTGAGGTGTCTCTTAGTGGTGAGTGTGATAGTGTTCTATTCCACAACGGAACGTGGAGTGAATGGGACACTCATCTATTGAGTGCAATCACTAGTGGTAAATTACCCATGCCAAAAGATACCAAGCATATGTCAGATAGTAGATGTATGGCATTACTAGCTAACACATATGGTAAGAACATTCTTAACCTGATAGCTGGTAAGTCAAATAAAATTGCAGTGCTATCTATCAATGGCATAGAGAAGTTCGGTGAAGGCTGGGTCACACACAAATCTAATACATGTAGTAATGACTACTTCGTAAAGAGAGAGACTGTGTTTACCTATGACCCAATGAGTAAGGCATACTCATATACAATAGCCAACAACGACAACACACAACACCATAACAAGAAGAAGAAAAAGAAAGGTAAGAACAAAAC